ATCGCCAGTGCAACAGAGCTTTTCTTATAAGCTGTTGTCGGTGCCGGTACCCAACATGATCCACAAGATTCCAGCAATGCATAAAGCAATGCCTAGGAATGGTGGTCGTACATTACGTATGCGTCGATATAATCCTCTTGCTACCGCTATGGTACCACTTGGAAACAGCGGCGTAACGCCACCTCCTCAAATGCTCACAGCTGTGGATATTGATGCAACCATCAGTTTCTATGGCACGTACGTACAAATTAATGAGCAAGTTACGTTGCAGAGCCAGGACCCTAAAAAGTATGGGGTCTATAAATCTTCTTTAATTGACTTGGAAGCCGAAGCTTAAGAGCCGGTGACAGGGCGGAACCCGAAAGGGACCGTGAACGACTAAATAAGAAGACCCAGAAATGGGATGCGATAGTCTGAACTCTACACGATAAGGTAGAGAGGGAAATCCGAAGAGTTTTCCCCGCCCTTTATAGGGTCATAAAAGTAACAGAATGGTATTAAACGAATGCGCCGCACGTTTGGGCGTGTCACTGCGTTAAAGTTTGGCGCAGTATAAATCTTCTCTGATTGACTCGAACCGCTGACCACTTAAAGGTGAAGCAAACGAGGCGGAAGGCGAAAGCCACCGTGAGAGAGCAAGCGAGAAGACCTAGAAATAGGGTGCAGTGCTCCGACCTCTATGGAAACATAGAGAGATAAGTAGAAATAGCTTATCCCCCCATTTTAAGGGTAGTAACAATTTGCAAACAGAGGATCAATTAACACGCGACATGCTAGCTTCGACAGCATCAACCATAAATTGTACGGCTGGTGCGAACGGTAAACGAATTGCTGTTCTAAAATCTTTTCTGATTGACTTGGAAGCCGAAGCTTAAGAGCCGGTAACAGGGCGGAACCCGAAAGGGACCGTGAACGACTAAGTGAAAAGACCCAGAAATGGGATGCGATAGTCTAACCCCCGATCGATAAGACGGGGAGGCAGCAGAAATGACTGTCCGCTTAAATGTTAAATACCCTTGGAATATTTAAGTTAACAAGTAATAGATTGGATTCTCCGACCGAAATCACGCGCGCAGACGTTGATGAGGTGGTTCGTACATTGTTAAACAACAATGCATACACCATTCTCGACAACATTGAAGGCGAAGATAAGTTTGGTACCGCGCCAGTTCGTGATGCCTACTTTGCGCTAACATCAACCCAGATGACGGGTAACCTTGATGCGGTTGCTGGTTTCATTCATAAGAACCAGTATCCAGCACCAATGAACGCCTTGAGATCTGAGTGGGGCGCGATTGGAAACTTAAGATTCTTGGTATCGTCAATTGGATCAACAAGTCCAGCATCTTCAACTAACAACGCTGATGTGTATAACATCTTCTGTGTTGGTATGGAAGCTTATGCTTGTATTGAGCAAGATGGTTATAGTGCAAGCTTTATCTATCGTCCGCCAATATACGATGGACCATTGGCTCTTAATGCTAGCGTTGGTTATAAGTTCGCTGAGGTCCCAAGAATCTGTAATGACCTTTGGATTATCAATCTTAAAGCCACATTAGCTTAATAGGAGAAAAACATGGCTACAAATACAACTATTCAACAGGGATCGGTTACCGCTACGGGTAATGATATCTGGATTCCGTTGATAAATGGTGCAGATTGGGTTGAAGTTGTTAACTATACCCAAACGATTGCCGCTACTCAATGGGCAGCAACAAAGTTCTATTGGCAATATGGCATGGGCAATGATGATGCTCTCCAAGAGTTTCACTCTACTGCTAGCCAAATTGTCTCGACGAGCTTTTGTTCTACTGGCTATAACGGTGCTACTTATCGCGGTATTAGTACGGCAAATTCAAGTTCTACTCCTAACTATGGTGCGTCTATAGTAGTTGCTGCTGTTACAGCTGCAGCTCCTCCTCTTGTTAATACTGCTACGACTACTGGACTTATAGCTAATAAGTCTATTGTTCGTCTCAGTAATCTTACAACTGGCGGACAAATGTGCGGGATCGACTTCAGTATTGGCGTGATAGTTCCTGCAACAAGCTTCCAACTTGCACATATGCCAATTCCAGCTGCTGGCGGTACAGGTTTTTATCGACAAATCCCATATCCGTCATTGTTTTACCCACGACGTCGATATATTACACAAGTAACAGTTGGCGCTACAACAACATTAGTAACTTCTGTAACCAATAGCTTTAACATTGGTGAAACAGTGAGATTTGTTGTTCCTGCAGCTTTTGGAATGACTCAACTTAATGGCTTACTGGGAACAGTACTTGCTGTAAATCAAGTTGGTACAACTGGTAACAATACAGTGACTGTAAACATTGATTCATCTGCGTTTACTGCATTTGTATTCCCATTGGTTGCAGCGGTTCCATTTAGTTATGCTGAAATCATTCCTGTTGGTGAAGATACGGCTACGGCATTAGCAAACAATGCTAATATTCTTGCCGATTCTACAATCAATACAGGATGGACTGGTATTATCTTGGGAACTGACGCATCTGCAGCTGCCGTTGCTTTAGGCAGTGCTGGCGGAACAGTTGGTGATTTGATTTATTGGAAAGCAGGAAGTTCATTTGATAACTCTGTAGTTAATATTCCTCAAGTATATTAATAGATTTTAAGTGATCATTAGAGGGGCCTAATCAGCCCCTCTTTAACCCTGGGCTTTAGGCCCTATAGGAGACAAGATGGCAAGTGATAACACATTAAATGTGAACCCACACGTGGGGAACAAAATGAGCAAAGAAGTAGTACCAGCAACACCTGTTAACATTAAATACCAACACGACAAAGATCGTGAGAACGTTAAAGGGATTTTTAAGTTTTACGAAGTTCCAGGCGGATCAATGAGTTTTGTATTTAAGGTGTATAAGGGAGATCCTGTAGCCCGATATGACCTTGTTGATGGCCAGGTTTATACACTACCTTTAGGAGTTGCTAAGCACCTAAATAAAAATGGTTGGTATCCGGTACATGTACATTCGGTAGATGAAACCGGAAAACCATTAGCACGAATTGGACAAAAGGTTAGACGTTTTGGGTTCCAAAGTTTAGAATTTGTTGATATAGAAGATTTTTCTATAGGTGATAAACAAATAATAACCGTAGAACACATAGGATAAAAATGTATCGTGAATTGATAGTATTGGTCGCAGTTCTTACCTTTCCATTGATTATGGTCGCAGAACAACCCCTAGAGCCATCGCAAACCACTAAGTGGCAAGCCACTGAGTGGCAACCAGATATAGATATGATTGTGATTAGTTATGATGAAGAAGAGGATACTACGCTTATGCTAGATCCAGACTTTGAAGCTGGAATTCGAGAATACTGTAAACACGAAGATATTTTTATAGAGAAAGAAAAGTAGGCAAAACCTACGGAGAAAACCATGAGCACATGTTACGTAAACCCAAATGCGTATTTTTATCCAGTAGCTCGGCTTATCTTGTCTGTAACGCAATCGAATCCAGCCATTGTCACAACGACCAATAATACACAAGTAACCGGGGGCGTTTTGATAGCGGTTGCTGCTAATCACGGTTACCAATCAGGTCTTGTTGTGAGAATGGATATTCCCTTTGCGTGTGGTATGCAGCAGTTGAATGGATTTAACGGAGAAATAACCGTCATGAGTCCTACAACTTTCACGATAGCCGTGGATACGAGTAACTATGATCCATTTGTGATTCCTTTGGCGCCTACCCCCCCTTGGGCCCAGACATGTGCTCAGGTTGTTCCCTTTGCTGAAGATAACAGTATGTTAACCAGTGCGGTTCAGAATATTTTACCTTAACAAGGTGAAACCTTAGGAGAAAGATGCCAGTAGCTTCAGATACAACATTATCGACCTTACAGCAGATTAATATTAAGGTCCGCCGATTAACAAGGTCGCCTTCAGCATCGCAAATTACCGATGCTCAGATAAATGATTACGTTAATACATTTATTTTGTACGATTTGCCAGAGAACTTAAAACTGTTCTCGCTTCATAAGACGTTTTCCTTCTGTTGTGACCCTTACATTGATAAATACTCAACAAATACAACAGATCCAACTAACCAGTTCTATAACTTTAAGAATCAGTACCTTAGCATAAAGAAACAAATCACTATTGCTGGGTTTCCGGCTATGCTATCTGAGTCTCGCGAGCAGTTTTATGGCATCTATCCGTTAACTTTTAGTATAAATACTATTGGTTATGGGGATGGCGTAACAACTAACTTTTCTGGTTTTTTAACAAGTGCTACTTCTGGTTTTGGTGGTGGTTTTGTTCCAATAATACGCGGAGAGGTGCTTTTTAGCTCAGTTGATACTCTCAGTAATGGGCTTGCGGCGGTTGATATTCCTATTGCTGGGCAAACTCAAGGAAACCTAGTAACCCCAACAAGCATTTATAATACTACTCCAACGCTTGTTGGTCTCATAGAGTACGTTACTGGCGCATATGCTCTTAGCTTTCCTACGGCTCCACAAGCCGGCAAGGCCATTACAAGTCAAACGATTCCATTTGTTCCAGCGCGACCACAAGCATTGCTCTATTTTGACGATACGTTCATCTTAAGGCCAGTCCCTGACGCTCCATATAAGATCACCATGGAATGTTTTGTAAGGCCATCTGTGTTGTTAAATACGACCGATATGCCTCAACTCAGTCAATGGTGGCAATATATAGCTTATGGGGCCGCTAAGAAGATATTTGAAGACCGCAT